CTTCATCAAATTCTATTTCACATTCTATCTTAATTTTTGCCATCTTATTCTAATTTAAAGGTTAATTATTTCTTGTCTAACTTCTTGATAATATTCAATGGCATTAAAAGTTGTATAAAATACATTACCATTAGTTAATGTGCCAAATGACTTCAAAATTTCATCAACTAAAATCAATGCACATTGCTTGGCATTTCTAAATTCAACAGTATCTTTTCTCCATTGGTGTTGATACATTTTATCAACTAATTCTTTTGCTTTTTCTTTCGGTGTCATTCTATTCTGATTTAAAGGTTTCTTCCCAGTATTCTTCAAATTTAAAAAAATTTTCCTCGGCAATACCTTTGCCTTCAAATCTACCTGCTTGATGTGCTACATCCCAAGTTTCTTGATGTTTCCCCTTCTCCATCTCTTTGGCTTGTTCAATTATTTGGTCAAAGGTCATATTTTCATACCAATATTCATTGCACATTAATTTCTCTTTAATATAATCTACTGCTGTTTTCATATTCTTCAAGTTTTTTTTGTAATTCAAATTTTTCCAATGCTAAATAATCATATTTTCTTGACTTCTTTGCAAAGCGTTGTGTTTGCCAGCCATCAGTTTGAACACTGTAATTCCTTACTTTTTCTAACTCTTTCTCTATTGTCTGTAATCGCTTTTTAATTTTCTGTATTTCCATTCTATTCTGATTTAAATGTTTCGTTGTAGTATTGTTCTGCTGTTCTATTGTCAGTATACGTTAATACTCCATCAATTTTTGCTCTTACATTCCAAGCTTCAATTATCTGCTCTTTCTCCATTTCTTTGGCTTGTTTGATAGCTTCTCTTGCAGGCATTGTGCTATCAGTTATCTGCTCAACCAACCACTCTACTGCTGTTTGTTTCATTGTTCTTGTTGTTTAATAAATCTAAATCGACCATGTGTTTTATTGCCTTCTTGATTTGCTTTATTTGTTGATTCTATTTGATACATAGAATTATCTTGTTGATGATATTCAATAACATTTTTTACCCAAGGCATCCCAATTGAAATGTGGTATCCATAAAAGTGTATGGTTAAAGCGTTTGCTCCTCTTGATTTCCAAATATTTTTAAACCAATCTCTTTTTTCAATCTGTATCCAAAATACCCATTCTAGTGCTGTCTGTTTCATAGTATTTTTATTTAATTTTAATAATTTACGCCATTAAAACGGCGGTTAACAGTTAGCAGGTGCAGTTTCAATTGCACTTGCTTTTGTGTTAGCAGTAATGCCATCAAAACGTAATCAATGGTACTGTAAATGTCGTAACCTTGCCACAAGAAGGGCAGGTATATTCATAAGTTCCTGCTGTTAAATAAATGTGCATCGGTGGGTTATGGTCAGGATGTAGGCAAGGTTGCTCTGCATCTTTAATTTTACGAAGTCCACCTTTGGCACTACTGCTAACATTGTGTAAATTCAATGCCTGTGCAGTGCTTTGTTGATAATTTTCTACTTGATTTTTCATTTTATTTTTAATTTAAAGTTTATACTAATTTTACGGCACTGAAATTTACACAAGTACCGTTAGCTGTCAGTTTGCCCACACTTATGACATTCATAATGCAAAAACTCACTTTCCCTTCCATACCTCGGTTCTGTAAATTCATGCTGGCAAACCGAACCGCTAACAGCGGCCTGCCGAAATTGTTCTGCATACTCTTCCATTGCGGCAGTTACAAATTCAATGGTCGGATCCCCGGCCATTTTAAAATCCTTAACCCAGTTTTCTTCAGGGTACTTTTTAACGGCCTCCTGAAAGTGCCTTTCAAGTATTTCTATTGGTGTTTTCATCTTTCGTAAATTTCTGGTTCAACTTCGGCAGGCCGCAGCACGTTATAGGTAATAAAATTTGCTAAGTACCCAACATCCTGTAATTATGATACAACTTACTATTACAGTTCCTATTCCTATCCATACCAAGTATCTGTTGGTTACATAAGGTTCATACCATTCACCACCTTCTCCTTTATCAAGCCATTCTTTTAATTTCATATCACAAATTTTACATACCTATAACAAAGTGTATAAGTAATGTGGCTAAATAAGTTTATCTATAAGTTGAAAATATGTGTAAAGCCACACTACTCATACACCCAACCGTTAGTGGCAAGGCTAAATGTCCTCACCACGTTTCAATCTCTTAATTTTATGTTGTAATTCTTTGATAGTTACGATGTGAAGTTGTGAATTAACCCTTTCAAATCGTTCTTTAACTTCTTGAGATTTCCACTCTTTCAGTTCTTTTTTCAGTCTTTTAATTTCTTCTGTCATTTACTTTATTTTTTATTTTCTCTTCTATATAATTATACAATATATCTCTAGCTAATTCTTTATTCATTTGCTTTCAAGTTGATTATATACCTCCTCATAAAACAAGCTCGCAGCCAGTAGCTTCTCCTGCATCCTTATCTCTATCTCTGCATCACGCTCAAAAGTAATGGAGGTAATTCTCTTGGCAGGGTCAATGTGGTCCACCTCATGGATATCAATGGGGTCATACTGACTAAGGATCTCGGGATGAGTTGATACCATCACATAGCATAGCTCAAAGATAGGCCTATCATATAGCCACATATAGGCTCTGCCCTGCCATTCATACTCAGATAGATCCTTCAGCTCAAAAGTGGTAGCAGGGAAGGTCTCAAGGGACCATGAGCTCTTAATATCAATGATGCTATCCTCCGTAATGATATCACAGCATCCTGTCAAATACTCATTTTCTGCCCTCTGCTCGTTTTTAACGTAGTTTTGGAACCTTACCCCATTGAGTAGGTCAATCGAGTCCTGTTCCTGCTCTAATCCCTTCAATACGTACTTATTCATGAGCTGAGTACGGTATCCATAGAAGTCCTGTTTAGCCTGCTCAATGATATACGTCTTAGCAGTCTGCCCTAATGCCTCCCCCTTAGTCCTGGAGGAGGTCATTAACTTACCTAATGATGATGCTCTGAACTTCATAATTTTTTTATTTCGAGTTTAACTTCTATATAAAAACCATTTAACCAAATTAAAGTATCCTGCCAATCTGTCCAATATAATATCTCATCAACTGCAATAAGTGCCGATTGTTTAGCCAATTCATGCCAATATATTAAAACATCATCTCCTAGCTCATCGTTTAATTTTTCCGCTTTTAATACTGTTTCTTCGCTACTCCATTCAATGGATTTTGCAACAGCAAAATACTTATTAAATAATTCTTGTGCTTTTTCTTTTGGTGTCATAGCTGTGCCTCCTGCTCTTTGGTTAGTGAATAGGTAGCTTTCAAATCCTCAACGGTGTATCTACCCTCTTGGATAGCTTGAAGTGCACTGTTGAATCTGTCAGGTGTTAGGGTAGGCTTAGCCTTGGTTGCTCTGCTTGCCTCATGGCCATCATCATCCACAGCTTGTAAGGATAGGAGAGATACAAGGGTATATCTGCGGAAGTAAGTGATGGCACCGCCGAGCTTCTGTGCATCGGTGATGACAGGCAACTGCATGAATGACTCAAACCTATCACCACTTTCAATGTCCACCACTATGGTATAGACCTTATCATCCTTCACAGGCTGTATCAACAGCAGGCCATGGTCCAACAGAATAGGCTCCACCGTATCAATAATGCTGTTGATGTCGGCATAGTTACGCTTGAGGTGGGGGTTGGTAGCATTCTTAATGACCTTACCCATTGACTGCTTAGCTAAATGTAGCTTTTGGTAGATGTTTAGGCTATTAGCCTGAGGTGCTACCTCCTCTTTTTTTGCTCTTGTTGTCATAAGATATAGTTTTAATTTTTACAAAGATACAAAATTATTGTACCACTCAACAAATTCATCAAAATTTTTTGCGATAATATACACACCCCCTGCCCTCTCAATCATCTCCTGGTATCTCTTCTGTGCCTCTGATTGCCTATCCTTGCCTATTTTGACCTCTATCTTAACACTTCTGCCCTTGATGGTAGCAGATATATCGGCACTTCCTGCTGTTCCGGTGCCCTTGGTCCATTGAATGCCTGCCACTGAGCCATCAGTGCGGTACCTTGTACGTGCTACACCCATGGTGTTGATGCGTTCTGCTTGGTATCCATGCAGGTTTATCCAATCACAGATAGCTTTGGTCAGTCCATTGGCAGTTGAGTCGGTGTATTTTCTTTTCATAATGTAGTCTTGGGGGTAATGGGGACACTTCTCAAGTAGCTTCTTGATCTTGAGCTCATGCAGGGTTTTAATGTGGTCTTTGTTCATTAGAATAGTTTAAGTTGAGCCCATTGCGGTTTATTTTCTTGACATACTTCACAATTGCAGGAAACATTTATAGTATCCCATTTATTTGTTTTATCATTCCATTGAATATAACTCGCACGGTGTTTAATCGCACGAATAGTAAAATCTTTCAATTGACCATCCTCATGATAAGTTTTCACACTTTTCCAAAGATTTACATAATGTATTTTAGTCATAGCTTTACTTTAGTATATGTTATCTCCTCTCCTTTCCATGCCTTAATGATGTACTCTCCAGGTGGAAGGTGGAGCTCCTCCTCTCCCAAGGTAGGAACGGTATCAGTATATCCAATCACTTGGATGTAGTCATATCCTCGGATGCTATATGCATCACATTTTTGGGTACTCTTACAGCTTAGCAGGCTGAGTAGGAGTAAGGTAAAAGTGGCGGCCTTCATGGTTACGGTGTTTAGTTAATTTATATTTCATGTGAGTTGCATAGCAATCAATCCATCGAGCAAAGACTTGAGGCTTGAGGTCCTTGAAGCCATTAGTCTCTTCCTGGAATTGTTGCATGAGTCCTTTGTACCGGTGCAAGTGGGAACCATCCGCAGTGAGGGGTGTATCCTCCACGAAGTCATAGAACTCCTTGCAGGTGTTTTGAATAAATTTCTTGATGTCACTGTTGATACCTGTGGTTTGGTACAGCCCATGCTCCAGGTAGTACTTGATATTATCAATCATGTAGTTATCGAAGTAGCTCCATTCCTCCTGTGTCCATTGGTCGAATAGCTTGCACCCATACTCATCAATGGGGCTATGGTTAGCATTGAAGTATTGGTTGAATTCTACCTCATGCCTTCTCCTATCATGACTCCCACCTGCTCCTGCTATCACATAGTTGGTAGTGATCACTATCTTAGGACTTCTCTCATATGGGATGTAGTACTCATCCTTGTTCTTGCGGTTCACAGGGATACCCTCAGTGATCAGTGAGAACAACTGCTCAAAGTTAAAGTGCTTTTTGACATCATCGAAGGCCAAGACTTGAGTATCAGGGTTAACCCTTGAATAGGCAAAATCATTCTTACCTGGGTTGAAGAGCTTACCATCAATCTTGACAATCTTACGGATGTGACCAAGGGCAGTGAGCATGAGACTCTTACCACTCCCTCCATTTGGGTTATCATCTATCTCCTCATCATTGAAGATAACAGCCTTTTGGTCTGCCTTATCCTTGTAGGTGTGCAACAGGTACCCTATGGTGGTCCTCATGGACTTGATTCGGTTGGGGTCCTGTGCTGCAATCTTGTTAACGAAGTCTTGGAAGTTGTTCTCATAGGTATCCTCCACCTTAAACTCCCTCGGTATTATTTGGTCACGCCATATGTACCCATCAATATCAATGTAGCTCAGTAGCTTTACCTTGTTTTTGGTGATCACTGCCACACCATTGGTAAATGGTAGGTAACATTCATTCTTTGAGTCCTGCAGGATACGCATATCAATGCTGTCAAGCATATTAAGGTGCCCAGGTGTGAATAGTTGTGAGCTCTTAGCACAATGGTTGTATACATCCATCAGCTCTCGCTCCATTAGATAGGTGAGTACATGGTCTTTTATCTTCTCCACTGAGCTCTCTTGGACCTTATTCTCGGTTATGTATACGAAAATAGGGTTATTTGACCTCTCAGGGTAGTACTTAGCAAAGCCCTGCTTGTGCAACCACTGAGCATATTTGTTCGGTATGATGTTAACGGTGTTTTTTTTTACCTCCCAGAATATATCCTCCTCCTTTTGAATGGCCTTAATATCCTCCTTAGATACGCTCAGTTGCTTGCTGATATCCTCAGGAGCTATCCCTTGCTTGAGTTTATTCTTAATCCCTTGGATGGCCTCCACATCCTCGAATACTTTGAGCCCAAACTGTGCCTGCTTGTATGCATTCCTTACGGTATTGGTTATCTCGGTAGCTCCAAAGCCTTCCTGCGTATATTGTAGTAGTGTATTCTCCGCAGTGGTGAGGGGAATAGAGTACTCACATAGGCAGCAGGCTACCTTGTAGATGTAGTTAGCTCGGTTACCTTCCTTAAATTCACCATGGTTAAACTTCAGCACCTTCTCAATAATGCGGTTCTCATTGGTTACAATCACCTTGGGGGTATATTCACTTCGGTGGTATCCTGTATCCTCCACAATGCCAGTGTAGATGGCTGCAAACTCATTCAGGTAGGCATCGGGGTCATAGGACTCAAAGCATACCCTGCTGATATTCTTGTTGGAGGTATCAAAATACTCACTCTTTATGTACTGCTCATAATGGCTGAACCTCCTCCGGTGCTCTACCTTATCACACTGAGGTATCCTAATGACCACCTTGAGGCCCTTACCACTTGGTGAGGTGAAAAGCATATAGGTGTATTTATCCTCAATGAGCCTCTTTCTTTCTGCTGCCATGGTATCAGCATCGGGGTACTTGTCGAAGTCCAGGATGCACAGCCCAGAGTGCTCAACAAGGCCATCATCTTTCCGCTCACTGAAAGTACCATTGAACATGATCGCCATGAGGGTATTCTTGAGCTCATTGTTACCCTTCCGGATGGCCTTTATCTTACTAATTAAATCAGGTGTGCCTACCTGTATCCTGTTATGCACCTCTATTGCCTTAATAGAGAAGGGTGTCTCTTTAGAATTGTAGAGACTTTTGAAAATTGAAATGTAAGGGTTATACATGGTTACAAATATATTAAAGTTTTTTATTCCGTGACAACTCCGTGACAACCGTGACAACTCCGTGACAACTCAAAGGGGGTAGTTGTCACGCCTATAAGCCCCGTCAGTATTGGGTTTCTTGTGTTTCCGTGACAACGTGACAACTCAAAGTCAACTTTTTGGGGGGTGAATATCACTGTATTAAATATATGGCTCATATGCATTTGGGTTGTCACGTCGTCACGGATGGGCAAAAAGAAAGGGAGCCGAAGCCCCCTAACGTATTAACCCTTATCCTATGACAGTGCAAATATCTCGCTTAATTGCTTACCTGTCAAGGGTTTTTCAAAATTGGTTAATAACTTTGGAGGAAAGTTTCCATTGATAGTTACCTCCACATTCTCCGTGTCAACCTCATTGTATTTTACCTTGTAGGTTGTCACGGGGTTGTCATGGGTTGTCACGGTGAGCAGTTGAGGAACCGGGTTAATGGCTGCCAGGTACTTGTTATCGTTCACCTTCCACCACAAGTCATGCATCTTAATGCCATAGACTATTGTGCTGTGGTTCAATCCAAGGTAGTACCCTGCAAGCTGCACTGTCATGTGCCTCCTACGTACCAGGTAATGAGCTAAGAAATACCTCTTATAGACGTACTCTTGTTTCCTGGTCCTCCTAAGTAGGTTGAAGTCATCAATGATCTTTACTATGTCCATGTTCTGCACCTTGGATAGGTGGTATAGTTCGTCAATCATTAACATAGCTCTTCAATTTTGTACCCCCACTGGAGATATTGTTCTAAGGTGTCAAGCTCCTCATCTTGCTCGTCAAAGCTATTTAGTTCGTGGAGGTATCCATTGGCATCTAAGCCCATGTAACACCATACTCCTCCCTCGGGCTGAACCGTATCAGGTAGCCACATTCTGTAGTATTTTGTGTACTTCATTGTTCTAATCGTTTTGGGTCATTAACTCCTTTGAACAGGTTGCTTGTGGTAGCTATCATGCCTGTTGCTTTCATAAAATCAACCTCAGCCTTAGCACTGTTAATTACAGAGTTTGACAGGTTAGATATTGCCTGTGCTTTCTCCACTTCCGTAGCCAATTGCTCAGGTGTTAATTCATCATCATTTAATCTTTCGAGTGCTGCAAATAGGTGGTCTCTTAGATCATTCATTCCGTTTCTTGCCATTTTGTTTTATTTTTTTGTTTAATTTACTCTTTAATCTTATTACTGTCTGAAGCTCACCTGGAAAGCGGTGGATGCTGTTGCGTATTGCATTCTCACGCATTGGGATACACTCAAGGTTCTCAATGTCAAGGTTGAGGTTGTTGCCATCCTTAAATCTAACCACATGGCCTTTGGGTATTGGTCCATAAATAGACTCCCATATCAACCGATGAGTGAGCACCCACAGGCTATCCTTTACCTTAGTGTATGAGTAGGGCCTTCCTGTCTTATCATATCGGATGCTGGTTGCATTAGGCTCTCTCGTATTGAAGGGCTTGTTACCAGGTTTGTACATGGTACCTTCCACCTTAGCATAGAGCTCACTGCTCATCTTTTTACCCTTGTTGTGAGGTATGTGACCAGGTTGCCATCTGCTATTAGTACCTGCTTTGAGGGATAGTTTTTTATTCTGCAGGTACTTGATACGTGGGTTTTTCTTTATCCCCATGTTAAACACTCTATTGTAGAGCTGTGAGGTGGTGTATCCAAGGTAGTCACATAGTGCCCTGCTTGGTACGGTAGGATAAAGTATTCTAATTAACTGCTCCTTATTCATGCCTTGATAATTTTGAAGTTACCCATTTGACAATCTCCTGACATGAGGAGCTCTCGCTTTTTCCAATTGCAGAGTCCTCTGCTTGTGAACACCCATTCTCGGATGAGTTGGGTGTGGATGTAGTATTGAAGTCGGTACATTTGGATTTGCATTTTAAGTATTCTAAATAGAGGGCCTCATTGAAAGACCCCCCTCTATCATGGGCAAAGGACTGAGACCTCCACCACCGTGCACATTCGTATAGTGTTTTTCCTTTCATAGCGTATCTTCGTAAAAGAGTTTCATTGTGTGAGCATTGGGTCCATCAGGGTGCTTGAGTGCCTCATTGATTAACTGCTCAATGGCCTTGAGCTCGGGTAGTGTTAGCACGTAGCTTGTGTTATGGTCATCTGCTAGGGTAATATCCTGGTGAAATATAAATGCAGGACGATTAAAAAATTGCATTATCCTTACAATACCATGCATCTCGGTACCTGTATCTCTTGTGAAGCTCACATCTACATCGTTGTAGCTCTTAAATTCCATCCAAGTTATCTGCATAGCATAAATATTAAGAGGTGATACATAGCTACCGGTACAGCTACCACTACAAGGGCAGCCAATACATCGTCAAGTACTTTATTTTTCATTTGGGGTTAAGTTTAATCGGGTTAATAAATCATCCATCACTGCCCACTTGGTGGCTGCGTAGTTAGTGCCTGAGTCGTGTGGACCGAATGCATCAAGCATTTCCTGCATTTCATCCCGAAGCTCTTGCTCCATGTCAAGGATGATCATTTCCATTTCAAATTCTCGTGTCATGATTAAAGGTTTTCAAAGGTTAATTGTAAAATCATCTCACAATGAGCCTGTGCAGCAGCTTGCTTCTCAGGATAATCTTCATCATTAAGGTAGTCAAATGCCTCGCTATCTGTAGTGATGCATGATACCTCTACACCATCAACGGTGCCTGTTACTCGGTAGTTACCGTAGCTCTTTGTTCTCTCAATTCTTACATTTTCTGTTGTCATAAATAAAAGTTTTAATTGTTAATACTTGACAAATATACAAATAGTTTCGTTATTAACAAGTTATTAGTAAAATTTAGAATGATTCTAAATAAGGAAATGTAAAAATAGGGTGGTGCAATCGGTAGAAATCCGAGTAATTAACTTAAAAGTGGTGAAAAATACTTAGATATTTAACTTAAGAGATATTTTTCTTACGCTTGTAGATGTACTCCTGGTACTTAGTGAATACCAAGTGGCTTATTTTATGGTGTTTTTTGCAGTCTCTGCACCTTAGCCAATGGTGTACAGTGCCTGCAGCAGTGACTACCTTCTTGTTATGTCTTAGATTAGTGCTACCACACTCAGGACATTCATATTTTTCACCTCCATGTTGTACTGCATAGTTATGCTGTGGGGTTGCATAGCTGTTGAGCTTGCTGAATACCGCCTCAAGGACCTCCACATCCATCTTACAATAGGCTACCATCTTATCCAGGGCTTCTTGATCCTTCCTAAATACTATATCCTTCCACAAGTCAAGCCCTCCTGTATCCATTTTAGCCCCTACCTTGAGCAGTTTGGCAATGTAGTCGAGCTTGTTGCTATTAAAATTGAAGTACTTTTTAGCCCATTTAAGGGTATCAATAGTCTTAACTGTTGGCATTACATCAATGCCATGAAATAACGCTCGTGTACGCACCCATTTAAGGTCAAATCTATCCCCATTGTGAGCCACTATCTCATCAGCTTGAGCCATTACTTTAATGAACTGCTTGAGCATTGCCTTATCACATTGGCTCTTGGACCATGTTAGGCTGTGTATCTCATCCTCACCCTCCCATTTGTAGCAGATGCAGATAATAGCACGCTCATGGATGATATCACCCGGGTTGATTGTTAGGTTATATCCTGTACGCCAGAATATACCGACATTGAAAGATGTCTCAATGTCATAAAAAAGTCTTTTCCTCATCTGTTGAGTTTACTGAGTATAGCACTCCATGCCAATCTAAGCACAAAAGGGATAGCTAAGCCTAACCAAAACGGCCACCATCTTAGTCTATATCTCACCACCTCATGCTTTTTGGTTATTACATCACCTTTTATCTTCTCTATTTTGGTAAGGTACTTATATTCTAATCTTTTTTGCCACCTGGTCTTTGGAAGGGTCACTGTGCGGTACTGTATTACCGTATCGCGATATGCAATAAATTTTTCCCACACTATGGTGTCATTCTTAATAACAGGTATGCTGTCAATGGTAGCAATCCGGATGGTGTCACTATCCTGTACTACCTTGAGCCCATTAGCGATGGCTCTCTTGTAGTGGTACTGTGCTCTCTTAGGAGCTGAGCAGGATACTATCAGTATCAATAAGGGTAAAAAGTATTTCATAATGCTTCTAACATTGCTATCATTCGAGGACATGGATAGATATCACTCTTATCCTTCCTTACTGAGTTGTGGGTGTAGATGCCTGGAGTACCTTTGAAAGCCTCCGTATCAATGGCAAATATCTCTTTTCTGTATGCCTTGGGTATGTTGTAGGTTTCACACAGATACACCAATAGTTGACGGGTAGATTCTATTTGCTCATCCGTATACTTGTGCCATAGAACATGACCTTTGAAGGGCTTATCAAGTACGGTAACCTCCGAAGGATCTACCACGCTCTTGACATAGTTGATGTACTTACCATTGACCTGCTTTAATGGGCCCCAATTGCAGACCTCAATACCTACTGAAAGCTTGTTAAGGTTTTGATACCGAAGCCCATGAGGTGCAAAGTCTTGGTTATCTATGCCAAGGTGGTATGCCCAGTGCTTGGAACTGAAACATTGAACTATTGTACCCTTGTTTCCAATGACGAAGGCAGTAGCTATCCTGGTATCGTTGCTATTCCAAAACTTCGCTACCCCCACAGCATTGCCATTGCCTGCTGTATGGTGGAGATATATCTGTTTTTTAGTAGCCTCCTCTTGGAAGTATTGGTCATTAGATAGGCGTACCTGTAATATCGTTGTTGTGTCTAATTTGGTCGGCATCATTCTTTAATTCTTTAGCTCTTGTGATTAAATTCTTAGCACTTATCCATAGGTCAATGCCCTTCACTGCCTTGTAGTTTTCGTTAATACTGACCACCTCGATGGATACCAATACCAAAGATAGCATCTTTGTCAACATCAAAGGAACAGAAAAAAATGTTAAGATGATATCATTCAGTATGAAATAATCAATAAGATAGAACAATATAACGGTTATTTCATACAGCAACATCTTACTGATCACTGTGGATAGCTTGCGAGAGGTTACAGGTTGCTTAAGTTTCTTGGCCTTCCATATACCGGTAACTGTATCCACAAATATGGCGAATCCAATGAGGAACATGAGGCCTGTAATAGGCATAAAAAAAGCACCCATCATGGATAGGTAAAGCGGCCACTTATTCTGCAGTGCCGTTGTTAGAATTGTTAATTGTGCTTTCATATTGGTTGTATAGTATGGTGTATATATCGTAGGTAAGTATGACATATCCTGCAAGGCTAAGGTAATTCTCAGGCTGTTGCACCAATGCAAGGCCAAGGCTAAGCATAAACACATGGTATGCAATGCCGAAGCAGTTAATCAATGCCTGCAATATCTTTAGGTATACAAATTGTTTGTCCATCAGTTGTTAATATGTGAATATAAATCTCATCTATCTGCTCCCATTCGGTGAAGGTATATGTAATATCGTTGACTGTTACGCTATGCATACTTCTGTACTATTACTCTTTTCCATGCTGCTATATCAGTTGCTGATGCTGAGTGCTGCACGGTAAAGATGAGGTAATTATCTACGGTCTTATTGAAAGGTATAGGACTAAGAGCACTGATGCTGTAGTCATTGGATGCACTGGTTCCTGTATTGAAGCAGTTCAAATTAAATGCATCCACAAAAATATTGCGTTCAAATCGTTGGAACCTTACTGTGGTAGCCATTGCAGCACCCGAACCAAGAAATGTAGCACCTGTCAAGCTGTTGGTGGTGTTAATGTAAAATCTAAATGCTGTTGATCCCGAACCACTTACAACAGTACGGTCAATGTATGCCTTGATATAGATAGTATTATTTGTAGTAATAGAATTGGCAGGTATCAATACAGTTGCACTGGTAGTGTTATTGAGTCCGTTAACACCTATACCTGTAACACTGCTAATAGTTGTGGGGTTGCCACTACCGGTAACTGTTAAATCACCCTCACCAAGTACGGATGCTCCGTTGATGGTCTTGATGTTAGTACCACTAACCAAGGCATCCTGCTTGCCTGCTCGACCTGCAGCCACTGCTTGGTCAAACAATTCAGCCTCCTCATCGGGGCCCACAGGGTACTTGCTTGGTCTTATGTTGTTACTCATCCTACAATTAAGGTATTAGATGTAAAGGTATATGAGGTCTCAGTATCAAGGGCAATGGTCACATAAACCACATAAGAGCCATCTATTGGGGCTTCAATTAACTCGCTTATTCCATCAGTAGTGAGTGCTCCATCCTGGTTGAATACATCATCTATATATATCTCATAGCTGATGGACTGAAATACAACATCCTCAGCTAATTGAAAGTAAAGAAACATGATATCATGATCAATGTAGATATTAGGATCATCCGTTAAAACTGATACGGTTGTCCTATTATCTGTATCCTGTGAGCTGATATTGGTCTCCCCTGAGTAACTATTGATAACTATTGTACCATACCCATCGGAAGCACCATTAACTGCTGCCATACCGTATCCATTTTCCTCATTGAAGGGTTGTCCCCATCCTATATCATTTGGCATTGTTGCTGTTTAAGTAGGTTAATAGTTTTTTGATGTTGCTTTTATTCGGCTTTCTTACAGTACCCATCCTATATTGTAATTGTTAGTATCAGGATAAATGTCACCATTGCTGTTCGTATGGTACTCGGGGTAGAGTGCATTGTTAAACTGCAGGTGATCTATCATTCTTTGAGTATAGTTTTGAGCTATATCCCTCTGCTTGGAAATCAGCATATCAAGCTCGGGTTTCTCAATGGGGGTAGCATTCTCACTGCTATGCTTGAACACTCCCTTGTTAGCAATGGTATACACACTGAAAGGTAGATATTCTACCATGGCCCAATGGATGAGACAAGGCTTCACATAGGTAGTGAGTAGGTTGAGGTAGGGCTGTTGTATCTCATCAATGGCTTGCACGGTGATGGTAGCGTCATTGTTACCTGCTTGGATGGTTAGTACATCACCTACCGTGTAGCCTGTTCCTGCAGTAGCTACGGTGTAAGATACCACCACGTTACCTGCTGTAACCAAGTCAACACCAAAGCCTGCACCTGTACCACCTGAGCAGGCAATACCTGTGAGGTTAGTGTATCCTGTACCTCCTGCAGTCAATGCTGTGGTAGTAGGCACACCCGTACCACTCACAGTATTAAGTACATCGCCCTTAAGTTTGTTGAATAGGTCAGTACCGAGGTAGTTTTGAAGGTGAATATCCTGTGCTACCTTAATCCATTGGATGAAGTTGTCAGTATCTACGTTGCCATTGACAGCAGTATACTTAACCAGGTCTTGTCTTGTTATGAGTAGTGCTTCCATTATTTATTAAAATCGGGGTGGTGTCCATTGTTAGGCATATCAATAGGAGGGGTATTAGCCTCACCTGAGCCTCTTGGGTTAGGTTGGTAGCTCTTAGGTATAGTTGCTACCTGTTCGTTGGATGAGAGGGCTTTATCGGGTCTCAATGTTCCATCGGGGTTCTTCTTCCGTTGGTATAGTTGCTCAGTCCAGAAGTGGCCACAATTCACACCACCTTTGAACTTGAACAAATCATAAGGCTGTCCTTTGTGCCCTAACTCCTCATTCACTCCTGCTCTGCTTGCAGCATCAATGTCCTCCAATCGGTATACCACTCCGCTGTTGGTACGTCTCATCATCTGCTTGCAGAAGTCTCGGCTATTGCCTTTATTATATCTCTCACTGTATCGGTAACGTACCTTGTAGATGGACTTATCCAGGTAGCTAAATCCATTAGGGTTGCTCTTAATCACGGATGCAAGCCTCTGCAACATAGATGGCTTGGGTGCTAATACTCGGTTAGCCCAATCATCAGTGCTGTCATTATCGGCAGAGTACTCTCTCTCCTCAACAAGCTCCCATACATCTCCATCCACTTCCTCCCCATCAAGGTTTCCAAGTACCTCATTGAGTACCTCATCACTTACATCCTCTTTCTTGAGCTGTACAGGTACAGGCTTCAATCCTACCAATCCTCTAATCTCATCAGGTGTCATGGACTCAAGTACCTTATTAGCTACCAATGGGCTCATCATGTTGATGGCATCAGTTACCTTAGTGGCCTCATCCGTTGTAGTCAAGTCACCACCTGCATCTAATGGGTTAAGAGTCTCAAAATATATCTTGAGAGCAATACCATTGTAAGCAAGTATCTTATCGAAGGCATCAAGCATTACCTCCTGCAATGGCACAATCACCATGTTATTAAACAGGATAGCACTGTTTTTAAGCTCATCTGCATTGCTTCCAAAGCCTGTAGTGGTAGCAATACCAAAGAGCAGTGGTGATGTCACGTTGTGACCAATCAATATCTTACGTACACATTCCTCACTCAAGTACTTGTATAGCTCGGGTGCCTGCTGTACCGGCATATTCTCAATGGTGGCAGCAGTCTCTTTGTTTTGGTTGAAGGATACCACAATCTTATCTCCACCTGGTCCTGTGAGCTTGTTCATCACATCACTCTTAATCTGCTGTTGCTGTTCCTCCGATGGTACCCCATTGTTGAAGTTAAGAATAGTGCTCGGTGAAAAGGAGCTCTGTACCAGGTTAATCATGTAGTCACTTGTCTCCTCCTCCAATACGGCATATGGAAGTGCCCCTTGGTAGTCAGGGTAGGCATAGTACTTCATCCCCACTGAGTAAGGCTTGACAAACAATATCTCAATGTCATCCTTGGAGGTACCGAAGGCACTGTATCTTGTTGGTGGGTATTTCTTAACCTCAGCCCAATTATCGGAGTAGTAATACCCTTCAATCTCCCCCTCCTCATTGCACTTCTCAGCTCGTAATAATTGTACCGGTATGTGGTGTGCCTTAGCTATCTTCTTGTGGTCCTTGGTGTACAGCACTTGGATGGCAAACTGCCCTAACATCTTAAAGTCAAGGGCCATTTTTCGCACACACTCCTTATCAAAAAGAGCAATCATCTGTGCATACTCATTGGGCTTCTTGCCTGCATCCAATGCTCTCAACCCTTTGCCGTATACCAATCGTGCTATGTTGTTGATCACTGCATTGTTGGTGGTGCTGTTGATGTATCTATCAATGAGCCACTGGTAGTGCATATTATTCTCCCCGTACTCCACCCAATTATCTCGTTTACTCTCTTTGATAACAGGTGGCTCATAGGCCGCTAAATTAACTATGTGGATGTTGTTCATATCAGTACATTAAAAAGTCATTAGCACTGCTTGGAGCTACGTAGGCAGAGCTGTTAGGTGTATAGTTAGCAGGTGCTTGGTCCGTGCAGAATAGTCTATCTCGGTACACTTCCACTCCTGCATTGTCTTTCAGTATTAAACGGTAGTAGTGCCCCTCTTGACATGGGAACACTGCCTCAATCTCATCGGTGTAGTCACCAGGTGTATAGGTTGTAATGGGTACAGCTACCTCTACATTGGTGCTCTCATCTGTGAGGTGCATAGTATCTACAGTACTTTCTCTTGGGATAAAGTAAATAAATTGGTCATTGACATTATCGGTGGTAACTACCTGCATATATTAATAACTCACTTGGTTGTAATTTGTTGCCAAAAAAGAAAGGGGAGCAATGTGCCCCCCTTCTCAGTTGATATGGTATACTTACTATGAAGTAACCAAAGTAGGTGAACCTAACAAGGTAAGTAGGTCAGCCTCAGTAGAACAGTCAAGGAAGTTGGCAGGCTTCTCCTCCATGGCTTCAAAAGTAATTTTGTAACCATTAAAATCACCATACGCAACACCACTTTCAACACTTCCTGCAGTAGCATCACATCCTCTGTAAAGACCTGCTAAAAAGAATTGGTTTCCGTTGGTACGTACAATGATGTGCGGACGGCCATAAGCTAAGATTTTGAACTGCTTGTGGAACACAGGGTCTTGTCTCTTCAATTCAATAGTCAAAGTTTGAGTGAAGAAAGTAGTACCATTCTCACGGGATGTGTTCATGGTGGTGTTGAATCCGTTGTTACCTTTAAGCTCATACTTGTAGATAGAGGACAAAGCAGGCAAAGCAATTGCTGTTATTTGGTCCTCAAAACCAACAGTAGCATCATATGTAATATCACCTGATGGAGCTGGGTCCGGGTCATATATACCGTAGTTTAATAGATATACCGCTTGGATACCTGAGATGCTATCCTTGCATTGCTCGGTGCGGCCATTTGAAATTGTACAAGGCATTTTATTAAGTATTAAAGGGGGCAGTGTTACCCACCCCCATGATTAGTATTAGTTAACTGAGTTTACGATACCGTAGGTAACAACATCCTCAACAGCTCCGTACTGAGCACCACCAACAAAACGCATGATCATACGTACATTTTGTGAACCATCGATGTCAGCCATGTCGATAACTTTAACCTCATTCAAGTCACTCAATACAGATGTACCGAAGAATAGGTTATCTACAGTTGTAGCAATCGCAGTGTTAGCAGCCAATCCTGGAGCCCAGAATATCTCGATACCATCAATGCTCAATGCACCTTGGTTGTACCAAGTAGTTGACAATCCACCAACACCAGGAGCAGGAGCTACGTTACCTGTTACACCTGATACAGTAGAGAACCCACCCAATGCACGTACATAAGCCTTAGCAATGTTAGTGGATACATAGATGCGTAAACCTGGGTTACCATAAAGAGCAGCAGGGATAGCATCAACAATTTTACCTAACTCAGTAACTACGTTAAGAGCAGTAACAGTTGTACCGGTTACCTCTTGAGCAGCAGGAAGAGCAGGGTCAAGGGCAACGATAGTAGAGATACCATCGAAAGAACCTTGAGTAGCAGTAGAACCTGTCCAGAAAGCAGTCTCAATGTTAGCAGCAACACGCTCAGCTACACGAGCAATCATGAAGTCAGCAAAAGACTTAGGCAATTCTTTGAAGTTAGAAAAACCTAACTCAGCAGCTTGCCAAGTTTGAAAGTAGTCAGCCTTACATAATTCAAGGTTAACCTGTAGGTCCTTAACAGTAATGAAACGCTCAGTAAGAGTGATGGTAGATGCATCAGTAAATGCACAAGTAGCATTTCTTACAAGGTTAGTGTCTGCTACCTTTTGTAACAATTGCTTGTAACGTACATTAGGTAATACAGTAACTCCACCCTTCTCGATGGTTGGAGCAGATAAAAGAGATGCAGCAACATACTTGCCTGCAAACTCACCAGCATAAGTGGTAGTAATCGAAGTAGCCATTTTTTGTTATTTGTTTAGTTTAGAAATTATACGATCAAATGTTGATACACCTGCACCTTGACCCCAACTAAATTGAGTTTGTGCTTGCGGTTTCTCAGGGTTGTGAGCAATGGGCTTAGCAGCAGGCTCATCAACTACAGGAGCCTCTTCCATTACAGGCTGCTCGGATAGTTGTGCCTTCAGTGCCTCATTCTGTGCTTTTAATTCTTCAATCTTAGAGAACAACATCTCTTCGATAGTGCTTTTAATTACTTTCTTAGGTGCAGCAGGGATAGCCTCATCAGCCATTTCCTCCTCTACCATTGGAGCCTCAGCCTCAGGAGCCTCTTCTACCTCGGGAACTTCCTCCTTCATCTCTTTAATCTCTGCAATGATGCCCTCTTGAGCTACCACTAACATTCTCCCATCCTCCATTTGGTACTCACCAACAGGCAAAGCAACACGTTGCTCATCCTCAGTAACAATAAAGACCTCCATACCGGCCTCAAATGCATCAGCCTCAAGGATAGTAACCCCATCCATGAGCTTCATTGTAGCTAACTCTACCTTGTTCATGCCAAGGAGGGCAGCAATCCTGGTTAAAATTGTGTTTTCTTTCATGATTTTTCTTTAATAACTCAAGTTAATTAACATTGTACACCTTTATGTAGGCAATTTATTGTAAATCAAGGCTGTACTTTGCCTCCGATATTACCAATACCTTGTGCTTGTAGTGTACCATCACAGCACTTTGACCTGTATTTTCCATCCTTGCAGAGGCATCCACGCTTACCTCCTTGAGGTGAGCTCTTAGTTTGTTCTTTTTGCTTACTCATTTGCCTTGTCCTTTGTAAAGTTTAACATAATTCTTAGCACCCTTGCTCCGTGATGCTCGGCACTTGGAGTGAATACCTGGTCTTTTTCTCTTTGCCTTCCTGACAAAGGAGATACCTGTGGTTGCCTTAGCCTTTTTCATTCTCTATTTCATTGATTTTAGACTTGGCCCACATCAATCCTGCCTTGCCTCCCCATAGTAGGTAGCTGATATATCCGCAGTCATTGCTATCCCCTTGGTTGTAGTACACCTCAGCTCTTGACAGGTAGCTGTACATTCTCTTAATGGTTTCAATGCTCACCTTATCACCATTGGCTAATTGCTGTGCTCGTATCTTACCCACTTGAGTAGCACACTTATTGCCATTCCTTTCATTCAGTGCTATGCCTCTCTGTGCATTTCTTCTAACTACGGATGGGTAGTCATTGTAGCTCTCATCAGCTAACTCCTTACCACGTAGCACGCTCTTAATCTGCTCAATCAGGTACTCTCTTTCCTCCTCCATTGTTCTCATGGATGCAAGGTCTAACTTATCAGCGAAGTATCCCTCGATGCTGAATCCTTTGACCTCACCATCCTTTACCTTATTCCATACGCTGTCATTGTTTACCTTCATGCTTATCATCCACGTACCTTTTGGAAGGTCAAACCCATAGATAGCACTCTTATCCTTGGCAGAGTCCTCAATCAACCAGGACTCAACTACGGTCATGCCATCAATTTCCTTCTCATGCTCATAGGTAGCATTGTTCTGCTTGCCATTCTTAAAGAACATTTCACTGGCTTTCCGTACTGTCTCCTCACTGAAGTAGATATAGAACTCACCATGCTTGTCATTCTTCCGGTATATCTGCTTGTTAGGTATCAAGGCAGGCCCCATGAGGATCCTTTTCTCACCATCCACGGTTGCAAGCTCCATCTTTTGCTTGCTCAACTTGACAAAGTTTTCTTCAATGGCAGGGTCCTCTACCACACTAACAGCATACACCCCTGTATCCTGGTCATTCTCATCTAATACTAATTCGATTATTTTCATAACTGTCCTGTGCTTATTCTGTTTCTATCCAATGCCTGTTGAGTAGTTACCTCTGCACCTACCACGTATGCCTTGACAGGCTGTTGTTGTAGCTGTGCAAGTTGGTTGATACCATTGTTACCTACCACGTTGAAGTTAGGTGCTTGCATGGTACTTGTTCCACCACCACCTGCAGAACCACCTGTTGAAGATGGAGCATTCACTGAACCTCCTACACCTATCTCCTTCAATGCCTTGGCTGTGGCTGCAATGTTAGCAGCAATACCAATACCTGTACTAATGTTGTTCATGGCAATCACCGGAGCTGCTGCTGCACCACTGGTTGCAATGGCTTGAGGTGTTGCCAATGCTCCGATGTTAGCAATGTTGTTAGCCTGTATCATCTTAGCAATACCAATGGCAGACTCCACCAATACTGCACCCTTCTGCACTGCCTTAGACTTACCGAATACTTGCTTGAGTAAATCAACACCCTGCAGAGCTACATCCATACCTTGCTGTTGTATTGCTTGCTTCTGCTCCATCTTAGCCCTTTCAGCACTAAGGTCCTCCTGTCTTAGAGCCTGTATATCTGCATTGAGCTTCTTGGTTGCATTCACATTGGCTATGTCATACTGCTCCTGTGTTATCTTACCCTCATCAAGTTTAGCTGCCAAGTCTGCTACCTCCTGCTTGTATGCCAATTCACGGATGGCCTTCTGCTTGTCGAATCCTGCCTGCATAGCATCCACCTTTATCTTCTCCCCCTCAAAGAAAGCAGCTAATTCAGCAGCATCGGCAGCCTTCATATCAGCCAATACCTTGGCATCATGGTCCTGTTGTATCTTGAGGTACTTAGCATTGATAGCCTCCTCATCTTTCAACCGTTGTGCCTCATAGGTAGCAATGAGTGCACGGTCAGTATCGTTCAGCTCTTTCTTACCTTTCTTGAGGTCCTCAATCAGGATGTCATACTTAAACTTATTCTGCTCGATCTCTCTCTGCTGATCATCCTTAATTAGCTTTAGCTCCTCCTCTCTTAGTTTACGCTTGGCAGCTGCCTCCTCCTCTTGTTGCTTGAGCAATGCATCTGCAGCACTCTCTGCATTTTTCTTACGGGTTTCTGCTGCATTTTTATCTATCTCCTGGAGAGCTAATTCAGCATCTAACACCTGACCCTTAAATTGGTCTAACTTAGTCTTGGCCTCATCAATAGTCTTATCCCCTTCTGCCTTTACCTTATCAGGGTTGAAGATAAGTTTAGCAAGTCCCTCTGCTGCAGACTCATTGAACTTAGATATCTCCTTGTTGATGTTGAAGGTGGTAACAGTACCAAATCCTAATGCCTCACTGAGTGAGTTAACTGCTGTGGTAGCTGCATCAATAGGTAGTGCTAAGAGCCTGAGAGTATAGGTACCTAACTCAATACCTGCACGGGCTACATTCTTAAGGATGCCGAGGTTTCTCTTCTCACCTTCAAGCTCCATTTTCTTACGTACCTCCATATCAGCAATGTACTGCTCCTGTGCAAGTACTGCCTTTTTCAACCTGTCAAGCCTTAGCAGGTTAATCTCTTTCTCACTCTTTCCTGCTAACTTCAAAGCCTTAGCTTCCAGGTCAAATGACTGCACGCTCTTCTCAGCTAATTCAGCCCTTTTCTTATCCTGTTCAACCAGATTATTCTGTTCCTTAGATACACCACTAACAGCGGCCTTAATATCATCCCAATAGGCAACAATCAAACCGAGTGCAACCACCAAGGCACCAATACCTGTGGCAGCCATTGCACCCTTGATACCATTGAAAGCAGTCTTACCGCTTACACCTACGGCCTTGTAGCTTGCTGCCGCTTGACCATTCGCTGCTACCTGTGCCTCCGTAGCTGCAACATTAGCACCTTGAGCTGCAGCATTGGCTGTGGTGGATGCTGTATCTGTATCCTTAACTACCTTGAGAATACCTAACTTAACCGCTAAATCCTTGACCTGTGCACCTACATTCTTAAAGCTATCTCTTGCCTCACCAAGTGCGTTGAGTCCTGACGTAATGGCCATAGCACTCTGCACCCTTAGCATTGCTTTTTGTACATCCTCACTCTCAGTGCCAAGTAATCCCATAGCTCCGGTAACAGCAGAGAACCCACCTGCCACACCTGTTAGTGCAGCACCGAAAGCCTTGAACTTAGCATCGGGGTTGTAGGCATCAGTCAAAGCCTTAGCATCACCAATCCTATCCTTGAGGTCCGCTGCCCTCTTGGCTGCCTCCTTAGCTTGTACGGATGTTGCACCATACTTATCAGCCAAGGCTTGCACTTCCATCTGTGCCTCCTTCAGCTGTGCCTTAAGGCTCTTGGTGTTGTCCTTGACCTCTAAATTTACTACCCTTGTTTCTGCCATTGTCTCTTCGCTCTGTTCATATATAACTCACGCATGGCTTGTTTGTACACCCTCTTAGTGGTGTTGTTGAGTTGGTACTTACCCTTGGCTAATTCAATGAGCTCACTCTTACCAAGGTGGTCAGTTAGGCTCAGCATTTTTACGATGTTTTCAATTATCATTCTTCTGGTGTTGGGTCAGGTGGTATGTTGTCAGGACCAACAGGCATGAAGTCATTGAGTAGTCTCAACGTAGCCTGTCCTGTGGTTAGGTTGGTTTGCATATCATTGATGATATACCGCTTATCTCTAATGATCACCCTGTCATTCAGCCTAAGTGTAGACAGGATGCTGAGTGGCAATACTGCCTTAACAGTGGTTATCCTGTTCTTAAGGTTGTACAGGTTGTACAAATACTGAAAGTAATAGGTAGCAAATACTCCCTGCTGTATGGCATACCTATGGTAGGTACTTGTCTCCGCTGAAAAATTCAAGGAGTACTGTATACTTGTTGTGCTGTTGGTGTAGTCCTGTCCAAACATTACATATTGATCATCAGCAGATGCACTGCTCACCCCATCCTTGAACTTTATAGTATGAGGCAATCCTGTCACCAATCCATACCGGTACAGTATGCATGGCTTGGGTACGTATGGAGCAAGGGCACTGTTGAGTGAGAACCCTACCTGCAATCCCGTTGGTAATCCTGCATGATCGTATTGGTTGAACATCAAGTTTTCAAATGGCACCTGGATATTGTACTCACCACCATCGTATGGGTAAAGGTGCTCGGTATCTCCGTACTCCTTCTGCCATTGTTGGAGGTAGTACTTATTCATAGTACTCTCACTCGGTTGGTACTTAAATGATATCTTTCTGTATAGTGGTACCTTGGCTATCTCAAAGGAGTCAAAGTCAGTAGCCGTAGTGATGTCATATATCCTACCGTATGCATACCAATCAAGCAATGGCTCAACCGTGTACTCATTATCTCCTGTATTCTCTACCACCATGTTGAACTCCTTGAGAATACCACTAAAGAAATCGGCTATCTTCATATCAGGAGCACAGGTCTCAAGGTTAATATCCTGGACCAAGTTTTGAGTCACACAGGAGTACTCGCTGTAGCTGTTGGTAGAACCATTTTTGAAGGTATATTTCACCTGCATATCAATGCTCAATGCAGAATCAGCACGCACCTTAAAGAGTATAGTATCATTCAAACCTGCCACATTCGGATGCACATATACCATAGAGTAACCTGTATTGCCTTGTAAGTCTCCACCAATACCTGTAATAGTACTTGAAAAGGCACCATTGATGTATCTATCTATGTAATAGGTTACCGTAGTAGAGCTAACACTTGTGATATCAATGGTAATATAGTGAGCACTGTTAACAGCAAATCCAGGTTGATATACAGTGTTGATGCTGTTGAGTCCTAAGTCTACATACTGTGACGTATCAATGTCAGGTGTTACGTTGTTAATCAATGCATCGAAATCAATGTACTTGGCAGGGGTGCTTATCTGCACATCATTCCTATTCTTATACCACAGATATGCTGCCCTCCATTGCTCACTCATAAAGAAATTACTATTGAACGTGATACCGTACTTGGTGGCAATCATGTTGACAATAGCATTAAGACTCACAGCAGGAAAGAGCTCAGTCAGTACGTTGATGGCACCACCTATTGAGTGGATGTTGTTGTTAGTAGCTACCGCTGTTAACCAATTCGGAGGTATGAAGTAAGCATTATTTCCGTTGTACTCCCATAGCCTATTAGAGCTGATGAGTGGGTATTGTACATCCCCTGTAATTGCACCCGTTATCCTGCCATGTACTTGTGTCCAATCATATTGATGGCTGATACCTGAGTGGTCCAAGTCTTGTAGTCTATCCTCACCAAATAGGTCCTTGAGTGTTACGAGCTTGCCATAGAACGTAATGGTATAGCTCTTGATTTTACCCTTCTCAACATTCGCCTTGTCGAGTTGTATCCTACCCTTTTTGAAGGTAGTTAGATCTATCTCAATGAAGCCATCCCTCCGAAGTCCATGGTCAATGGTACTATCCACATCCGTCTCATAGAAATGCTGAAATATTTGATTATTCCTTGCAGTACCAGGTACGGTAAATGACTGTGATATATCAGTGTTGCTCTTGCTGATATCATACACATTCTGCACACTGGATGATACCTGTATTGTCTCATCATCGAAGAGGTCAAGCTCTTGCCCCTCAATGTATACCTTTACTGCTCTCTTCATTACACTATGCTATGGATAACGTCATAAGCTAACTCAATTTCAATGGAGTAGTTGATGGTCTTGTTGTTGATATTCTTCTGCTTGTTGATGGTCTTAGTATTCACCTTGACAGGTAGAGTTTGCGTAGCTGTTTGCCATATCACCCTCTCACTAAGTAGTAGCTCCTGCATGGTCTCCCCGTAGCTCTCATCCACCCATCCTGTGTTCATGGTGTACTTGCGTATCCCGTTGTTATTCATGACGTGCCTCTGCCCCTCACTTATTAAGGTAGGAACCACCTGTGATGGCATGAGGTTGTATGTTGTGCTGTTGACTTCTAAATTCTCATACGATGCCTTGTAGAAGAACTCCCTCTGCCATCCACCGAACTTGTTAACAAAGTCAATGGTCATAGGTGTATATCGGCACTCCGTCTTGGGATAGAAGTACCCTGTCCACTGTAGCACTCCAGTGTTGTTGAATATCTCAAGCTTGTTGCCTGTGGCATAGTTGCCCTGATGCACTCTCTTTATGTCATACACCCCATCAGCTGTGAAGGTATAGGTAACAGGTGAGCCACCACCAATGGGGGTGTGAGTATAGTACCAATTAGCTTTAACCTTGGCAGTAACTATACCTGCACGGTGGGATGGGTTACTGCTCGGTGAGTTAGTGCTGTCATGCCAATAGTAATGTGAGGTGCCATTGCCAAGGAGTATTAAACCTCGGTTGATATTCACACCATCCTCATAGTAACCATATCCGTCAAAGGCTGTATCAGTCATAGTAGCCTGCAGTACATAGCTTGAACCAATCAAGCTGTAGGTCCTGTACTCAATGAATACATACTCATACTGATCCGTGATGAATTGGTTGGTACTGTAGTTGTTACCGGTAAACCTATGCAGCAGGAACTCCCTGATGTATGGGCTGATGTTGTAGGCAGTATCGGTGTTGTTACTTGCAGGGATACCCTTGCTCAAGGTATACGTTGGGGTAGTAGGCTGTGTGCCTGTGTAGTACCATATATCAATCTCAATCTTACTACCTGACTGAAACGTATTATTTACTTGCACCACATGAGGGCTACGTGCGTTTATTGGCATTTACTCTATTTATTATGTCATCTAATGCTTGGGTTGTCATCTTCTCGGCATCCAATCCGTACTTACTTATTAACTCATCAGGCAGCTTTTTGTATGCCCCCTCCAATGCCTTAGTAAAAAACAAGCTCGCTTTAATACCCCTCCTGTATATGCTACGGGCAATCAGGAACTGCAGGCTCTTCCGTGGGATGAACTTACCCTGCTTATCCTTGGGTGCCAATCCCTTCTGCACTATCCACTTATCTAACTTAGATGGTGGTGGCATTTTATTCTTGAAGCTGTACGGAGAACCAAAGCCCCTCCATACACCATTCACCCCTTTATCCTGGAACGCTGCATAGCTCTCCATGTCAAAGTAGATACCAATGCTGTTAGGCATTGCCTTCACCTCAGCATCAATGGACCTGTACAGCTTACCGCTTGCATTCTTACCACTACGGGTTAGGTTGGCACGGGCCTGCTTAACAACACGGTCCCTAAATTTCTTGAGCTCCTTGTATGTCTCCTGTTGGTCCATTAGCAGATGGTCATATCATTAGGGCAGATGATATCCAAAGTCATGGCCCATCCTACCAGGTCATTCTCAAACCTCTCACTAAAAGGCTCACAGCTCGGGGTATTCTCCACATGGAAGTTAAGGTCATGAAGAGCACCATGGAGTAGCATCTGATATGCTCGGTTGAGTATCTGCAGGGTGCTGTTGAGTGCATCATTGGTATTGTCCTTGGTCTCCCATTTCGTGTCATCCTCCACCTTTACCTTATCCACAATGTCCATGCAGAAGATAGTCAAGGTGAACCGTTGGATGTTGGACTCAAACTGTGCCTGTGTTACCATGGTATGCACCAATGGGAAGATGGTTTGCTTGGCAACATCCACATCAAAGATATCACCATTGGTTACAGTGTTAACCAAGGCATCTGCATCGAAGTGATCCTTGAGTGCTTTTACAAGTGTATAGTATCCTGTCATTTTATTTTATTTATTCGTTGTATTTCTCTTTGCTCGATTTCCGTTTTTTGTTTCTCGAATGTGAGATAGGTGAGACATTTATGTAGTCCATATCCGGTAACTTCATCATACTTGGATATATCTCCCTTAGCCACTGCATAGATTGAAGAATACCATCCCCATTGTTTGTTGAATTGGCCCCTCTCCGAGAAGTCCTCTTTGTCCCTATCCTCTTCACTTCCATCTCCAAAAAGGACAGGGTACTGTCTAATAATTCGCTCCCTAAATCGTAAAAAAAAACCCTGCTTGAAATAGCTATCTCCATCGGCATATACTTCATGAGCTCATGGTACTCCTCTCCTGCTGTGTATGGAGCTATCTCATACTTGTCCTTCCGTGTGTTAATGATGGGCCTGTACATCACAGCCATTGCCTTGTGGTAATCATCCCAATTATTGAGGTGATGCTCAAGGTCAATGTACTCACCCCATGATATCTCTTCCAGGTTAGGGATGAAACCGAACTCCATGTCCTTGAGCTTGAACCTGTGGTAGAACTTAGGAGGCTCATTGAATATCTTATTGAAGTGCTCAATCAATTCATTGAGATCAGTGAGCTTAATCTTCACCACCTCCTTGAGGTCAAGGCCACAGAATATCTCAATCATCTTCTGTGCAATGAACTCCTCATCGGTGCTCTCTGCCTGCATCTTTAGGAACCGTTGGTAGTTTTTCAACGGTATCTCCCCCATGTTACTTGGTATCGTTATCTCTGCTTTCATTCTTAATGTAATTGTAACAAGCCACAAGCATCTCAAGGTGCACTGGAAACCGCTGTATGTTGTTGAACTCTATCTGCACCCTACGTCCTTTCTTCTCAAGGATGAAAGCCTCAACCACTTTTATCATCTCGTACATATCAACGGTAGCCATACCTTAATAACTCAGTTAGTTGTCATGTGTTAACCCTGTTTTTAATCTATTGTTATTCAGTTATTTATATCACTTTACTTGAAGCTTTACTTTAAGTCTTTTTTATTTTATATAGTATTTTCCTTTGTTTGGGTTTTCGAGCTGGTAAGAAATAGAGTATCTAATAGCATCAATAGCATGGTTGTACTTATCAATGGGGGTCTTACTCTTCTGCGATAACCAACAGTAATTATTCAGCTCCTTAACCAAGTCAACACTACCCTCATCAATCACCATGTCATAGTCCTGCAGGAGGGCTATCCCATAGCTCACGGAGTCAGGTCCTTTGATGGCAGGAACCACATTGCACCCCATTGCATTGAGCTCGGTAATGAGACGGGGCTCTGCACTATCTGCCACAATGAGTGAACTCCCTGCTCTGCTCTTGTTGATGTCAGCAATCATGGAGGTGGTGAGTCCTTTCTCATACAGGTGGAGTCTTACATAGATCACCTTGTTGCTTGTGTCGATGGATGTCTCTACCAATGTGGTGGGGTCTTGGCTGAACCCGTAATCCTGACCATAGACCGATGGACTTACCTCGGTGAACTTACCTAACCTCCAATTGTTGAAGATAACTCCCTCCGCTTTGTCTAACCATCCACCAAGGATGCTGTGGTTGTACTTTTCGGGTCTCCGTTCCTTCATGATGGCTACCTCATCCAGGAAGGACTGAGGCAGGTTGGTGATGTTATCAAGGTAGGTGGTATGGATGTAGCAGGTATCTCCATGCTCGGTGTTGGTACCGGGACTGATGCCCTTATCCTCAAAGAATTTACCGTATATCCAATGCTCTTTAGTGGCAGGGTTGAGAATAAGGACCACCCTGTTCTGTTGCTTAGGGCTACGGATGGACAGGTTAATCTTATCAAAGGTATTCTCATCGGTGAGCTCCTCTGCCTCATCCACTATCCAAGTGGTGATACCTTGTAGAGATTTTAGGTTTGCCGTTTGGTCACCGCTTGAGGTCCTGATACCTCTAAAGATTATCTCACTACCTGTGGTCTTGTTGACTATCTCGGACTTGGTTATCTCAAAGTGCTCCTCCAATCCCATGAGCTCTATCTTCTCCTTGAACTCGGGGATAATGGATATATGTGCTGAGGTCATGGTCTGCCTTGTGAACAGTATCTTGTGGCCATGCTCAAATGACAGCAGGCACACCCATGCAGCTACACTAAAAGACTTGGAACTACCCCTCCCTCCTGTAATTACAAAGTACCTACAATCGGAGGTGTACAGGGGCTTGTACTTCTCACTCGCCTTGATCATTGAACTCAATTACATCACGGATGCTGAAGCTATTGATATCCACCTTGGTCTCCTGCTCGACCCTTTGAACAGGCATACCTAATCGGTAGTTGAGCCACAGCTTGATGGCGGCAGTATCTCCCTCAAGTACCTTGTGGTATAGGGCATTGAGTACCTGTTCACAGGGTGCCACCTTATCCATCTGCTGAGCAAGGGCTATTTCAGCTGCCTTGGGTTTCCTCCCTGCACCTGGTCTCCTTCCTCCGTTCTGTTTTACAATTTCCTCCATGTTCAAAAAAAGTGATTATTCAGCAGGCACAACATAGGCCTCATATATCCTCTTTAATTGGTTGACCATAGAGATAACACAGCTACCACAGGTAGAGTACTGGAGCTTTTGTGAGAACACCCTGTTGTTAATCTTAAGGAGCTCATACTGCTCGCTGTTTTTGACCGTGCCTCGGTAATTGGTAAAGAACTCATCAAGGTATGCATACTCCTCGGTGGTAAGGACTTGGACCTGCTTATTAAATAGCCCGTTTATTTTCTGCTGTAGGTTAGCACTCCACTCATTGAGCTTCTCTTTACGTTCCTCACATCCACAATCTTCACCTGCCATGTGCTTGACAAGTGCTTTGATACCGGTAACGGTTGTAACCTTCTCAACTGCTGTACCTAACTCCCAGGTGACAGGTTGCTCTGCTTGAGCCTTTGGTTTACGTTTACTCATTGTCTTTATAGTTATCCCATTGCTCCTGCACTGCCTCTCTTAGTCTATGCTTGCAGGACTTAAGGGTGTTGAATATACTCTTGCTTGATATCTTCGTCTTATCTGCTATCTTCCTAATGGATAGCTGTTCCTCCCTATGGATATCCCACACTCGTTGGTCATACCAATGCCATTTAGCTACCTCACCATCAATGGAGTGCTCAAGCTCTTTGTATGCATCGAGCAGGTTAGGGTTATCTGCAGCCAATCCAAAGGCATTATCAATGGATACAAACTGAGGCTTGTAATTACGGTTGATGATAAGGTAAGTATTCCTAAGTACGTAATACATATAGGCTCTATTTATTTCGCCACTTACTATGCACTGTTCCTCCCTGGAGTAATTCATGAGCCGTATGTAGACCTCTTGGACCACATCCTCGGCATAGAATTGCTCGCCAAAGGTATTCACTACCCTGACCCATTCGCTGTGATGCTTAGCTATTTGGTTTATCCATTCCATTTGTAACCATAGACGTATTTTGACCGTAGATGGTTTTCAAATATAACGAAATAAACTTATCCTGTATCTCAAGGGCTACGTTCTCCCCTGCAATGAACCTCCTCACCGTATGGTAAGGAGCCTTCATGTCAAGTGCCAAGTGAACCAATCGGTACCGGTCACTGAGCATACTGTTAGCTGTTTTTACAGCCCATTGGCTGAAGGTTTCGCCATCAGAAAGGTAGATCGTCAGTGTTTTCATTCTTTTTCAACTTATTTTCAACAATAGGGGTAGGTGCAGATGAGCTGAGGCTCATAGTCCATGCCTCGATGGTGTTAAAGTACTTGATGGTGCCATCCTGTGCCTCCCATCTACGGCCTCGTAGGTTGTACTTCAGCTCCACCACATCCCCAGGCTTGAGGTTATTAGCCAGGTCACACTTGTCCTGTACTAATTGAAAGGTAATGTACTGCGGATACTCATCCTGGCTCTTCAGGGTTATATCTCTCTTTTTGAATTTGTCATTTACTGACATTGTAGGGGTAACGAATACCACCTCTCCTTTGAAATCACTCATGTTTGTTTAGATATATTATGTAATTAATAGTACTTATCCATCCCCACACTATGGCAGGGGCTAATAAAATTGATGCTAAGATAATCATTTGTCCAGGTTTATATTGTGCTCTTGTAGTATCTCATAGAACTTATCACGTATGGAGTCCACAATGGCATACTCCTCCTCGGTTTGGTACTGTTGATACTTCCACATAGTACGAAGCTCTTGAGATAGATCCCACAGGGCACAGTACATAGCATCAGCCCGGATAGCATTCTCCCATTCGTACTTGTCCTCGGGTAGGTCAAAGGTTAGTTTTGCTTTCATCTTCTTTTTGTTTTAAATCTAATTCACTTTCATAAAAATAAGGACAACACCATTTTCTCTCATCACAATTAAGCTTAACCATCTTTCCACCATAACAACCCACTTGAGTTACTGTAGCCCAACCACTATATCTAGTTTTAACTCTGTCACCTACTTTTAAGTCACTAAATGTCATTGTTCTCTTATTATTTCCCATTTAAAATTATATGTCTGACCTCACATTCTATCTTAATTTTTGCCATCTTATTCTAATTTAAAGGTTAATTATTTCTTGTCTAACTTCTTGATAATATTCAATGGCATTAAAAGTTGTAT